GGGGTGGAGATGAATAAGGCCCAGCCTTGTTTGTCGGCGAGGGCGGGGCGGATGACCTCGAACCAGACTTCGCTGGACATAAATGCGGCTTCGTCGAGGACCACGCCAGCTAAGCTTCGGCCGCGTAGGGCCATTGCGTTTTCGGTGCCTTTCAGCTCAATCGTGCTGCCGTTCACCAGCTCGATCTTCAAGTCCGTCTCGTTTTTGCTCTTGATCCAGGCTTTCGGGACCAGCTTTTTCATTACCTTCCAGGCAATGTCTTTCGCCATCCGGTATGTAGGGGCGGCATAGAAAAAAGTTTCGCCCGGCCTTTCGATCGCCCCACGCAATAACTCGATACATGACAGATAACTTTTGCCGAATCTTCGGCCAGCTACCAACACTCTGAAGCGTTTTCGGCTGGAGAAAACTTCGCCTTGCGCGTAGCGGAGGGTAAGTGCTCCAGCAGATTCGGGCATTTTTATCTGGGGGGTACCTTCTAGTGTATTGCAGGAATCGCAACCCCTCCCCCGTGTGTAACAGAGGAAGGAATTTGGGTTATATCAGTAGGTTCCTAGGGTCCTGACCGCACGCGCACGGATCCGCAACCCGCCCCCCTGGCGGTGGTGGTTCGGTTGTACTAGTCCGGCGTCAGGCCGCTAGCAGGCGGCGCACGGTGGAGCGGCTGCAGCCGAGCCGGTCGGCTATGGCTTGCTGGGTCAGGCCAGCGCGGCGCCAGCGGCGGGCGCGTTGCTGGCGGGACTCGCTGGCCCATAGCAGAACCAGCAGCGGGAGGAGGATCAGCGCCAGCAGCAGAGCGGCGGCAGTGGTGAGGGAGGCCATGGGTGTGCCTGTACTACTCTCGTATTGTAGTACAGCAGACCCGGCGAGCGGGCCATACTGTAATACACTGTAACATCAGCAAAGCTTATCGGCCGAGCACCACCAGTCGACATTCGGCAGCGGAGCGGCCGGCAGACTCACACTGCGCCAGTCGGTTCTGATTGTCGGCGCCCATGGCGAGAACACCGCAGGCGGTGAGGAGTGCGGCCAGGGTCAGGAGGCGGTTGGTCATTGGGAAGCGTGGTGAGCTTACATCCCATTGTTGCACACTATCGGCCGTTTGCCTAGCCCTGGCGCTTGTCTTCCACGGTGATATTCAGCGTGGGTGCGGCGGCTGCCTGTTGCTCGGGTGCAGCCTCTCCAATCACCGCGCCCATATCTTTGAGCAGCATCGCCACAGTCTGCAGTTGACCTTTCGCCATCGCCTTACGGCAGGCAGATAGCCTCAGTGCTTGGATTTGGTTCAGCAGATCGCCTCTCGTTGCAATTTGCTCCGTTTTAAGCATCTCTGCTGCGCGGCTGTAGTCATCATCCGCTGTTCTGACAGACACGCCGAACCGATCCGCTAGTTTCTGCGTGATCTGCCGACGCGTACCACCATTCAGAATCTCCGCGTAACACCAGTTCGCCCGTTCTTCTACGCGTACGCTCGACCCCTTGCCACCGCGCCAGCGCTTGCTCTCATCGTTGCCCACGGTGAGCGGTTCTTTCTTTACATCTTGGGCCTCAGATTCGGGCACGTTAGAGTCACAAACTCGATGCACCCATGCTAACCTCTCGCACCAACAAAAAAAAGCCCGGCGCTAAGGCCGGGCCGTTGATCGGTAGGGGTTCCAGTCAGCAGAAGATGAATACGTAGCCTTTATCGGTGCTCGCCTTGCTGATCAGGCTGTAAGCCGGCGCGCCGTTAAGACTGCTCAGCTGCTGCATCCACCCCACGGCAGCGGCCACGTGGTTTTGGCCGGTAGTGAGCGCGTGGCGCCAGCTGTAAGCCTTGCTGCCTTTGCGGCTACCGACAAACGACACCAGCACGCGGGAACCCTTGGTGTTGGTGGGTCCGGCGTAGCGGGTCTCAACTGTCCAGCAGTAGCCGGTCGTAGCGTCAAGCTCGCGTATGTCGAGCATCGAGAGCTCGCTATCGGCCGGGATGCTCCAGCCGTTACGGGCTGCGGGGGTGATGATCATAATGTGAGCCTATGGGTGGGGTCTCGTGTGTGAGTGTAGAACCGGATCCGGCCCGGCGTCAATACCGGGAGCGCCAGCCAAGAAGACGGCAAACCCTGAGCCAGCTGGCGTCAGTGATCCAGTCCGGCCGATGCACCGATGCCGTAACGCTAAGGGCATCCTCTCCCGCCAGGTCCCGCCAGAAGGGACTGAGCCAGAAATCAGACTGCGGATCCAGTGTGATCCAGCCGGGGACCGTGGCGCCGTCACCCTCCGCATAGCAACCTGCCAGGCGGTCGGTGAGGTCCCGCAGGTCCCACACGCTCTCGTGGTACTCATTGCAAGGGCAGCCGTTCCAAGCAAGCCAGCCGCTATTAGCGCAGTCTCCCTGCTCGGCCGATTCTGCCGTCACAGTTTCGTAGGTCACGCGGAAAGTACCGCGCGGTTCTGTGGTTCTGATCAGTGCCATGGGTGGGCGTATCGGTGATCAGCCTCAAGCATGGCAGCAGCACCAGCTCTAAACCGTCTTGTTGTTACACATCGTCATGTGGCTGGCCTGGGTTGACCGTTGCGCTAATGTCGCAGGGTACGGCACACCGAGCCTATGTTCACCAGTCAGAGAGACCGCGCAGACGCCCGAGAAACTGAACGCGAACAGTTGCGCCTAGAAAAGCGCCACCTACGCGACCTACGGTGGGCAGTAGAGCGCTCCAGCATTGAAACCTCAGATTGGGCCGACCTGCTGGCCCTGCAGGCCGCCCACGGCAAGGAGGGGCCGCTCCAGTTATGGCGGGAACTTGTGCCGTACTGGCGGGCGTGCCAGCAGCTGAACGGCGGAGCTGACATCCCACCAGAGCTTTTTCCACAAGCTACGGGAATTTTTTCGCGCACACCCGAACCCGTTAAAGCTCCAGTCAATCGGGCAAAGCCCACACCAGGGGCACCGCGTAAGCGTCGCAGCGATGCGGGCAAGCGCCAGCCCTCACGCAAGGAGGCAGCATGAAACGCGTCCTCCTTCTGTGGTTGATCGCAGCCACTCACGCTCCAGTGGAGGCCAGGCAAGTTACGGCGACCGTCTACCACCCTTGGTATCACGGTCGCCCGACCGCTTGTGGGCAAACGTACCAGCACTGGGGAATCAGCGCGGCTCACCCGTGGTTGCCGTGCGGGACTCGCCTACGGATCCAACACCAAGGGCGAGTCCTAACGGTTCCGGTCACAGATCGGTGTGACTGCGGATCCGTCGATCTATCTGCCGGGGCTGCCTACAGGCTGGGGGTTCCAATCGACGGGACCGCTACCGTCACCATCCGTTAGTGCTCCAGCCAGGCTCTCGTAATGAGAGCCCTTTTTTGTGCCCTAGTGCGAGGTTCACAATGTCCGTACATCAGCCAACCCGTAACACTCCACCGCTCGCCAGTAGGCTGCCACCGCGTCCGCTTGGGTGCGGTGGTATCCCAGCCACTTAACCTTACCGTTAATGCGAATTTGGGCCTGCCACTTTTGCTTACGCTCCACCCAGGTTCCGCCGAAGTTGCCTCTGTTTTGAATGTTCTGCCGTGACGTTACTTCGCGTAAGTTCCAGGGGCAGTTGTTGAATGGGTTTCTGTCAATGTGATCTGTTTCATGAATGGGCCAATTTCCTTTCATGAATGCTAAAACTGCCCTACCATAAGAAGTTCTGTAATTCCGTGCGTTCCACCTAATACATATGCAGTGAATGGAGTTTCCCCACTTATTTGTTACTTTGTGGCCATGAATGATTTTACCTGTCTTTCTTGAATGAAACTTTCCAGTGAATGGGTTGTAGCTGTACTTCTCCCAAAGAAGCTCGACAGCAGGGTATGTAGACTGTGACATGACGGCCTGAATGGTAGGTTGTCCGGCCTGAGGTGGGTACGAACCACGCTCAGGCAACCATTGTACCAGTGGATCTCACTTTGAGACACACTTGAGATCCGCAAGTATTGGGTGAATGGATGTTCCAAGCAATACTTGGATTGTCAATAAACGGGATTTATTGAGATTATAAATGACGGATAATTACGCTTCACGTTGAAGCGAGGACTGGAGTTGGTCGAAGTAAAGCTCCACCCGAGCCATGAATGCGTTTTCAGCCTCGTCTAGTTCGGCTCGTGTCATGTAGTGGATGTTGGGGGCGCCGCAGCGGCGTGCCAGGACGATGGCTGCTCCAGTCGGTTTGAGGCCGGTGAGGTGGGTGAGGCCCAGTGAGTAGGCGCCGCATTGGTCGATGTAGCTGTGGCCCGGTGGGAGACGTTCCAGTCCGTCTTCGTCAAGCTTGGTTTTGCGGCCCACGCTGGTCTTCCAGTCCGCTAGTACCAGCTCGTTATTCTTGAGGCCCACCAGGGCATCACAGGTGCCAGCAAAGCCGGCTGGATGGTGAATGGAAAATTCGCTGGCAAAAATCTCGGTGACGTTTTCGGCGATCCAGTCGGATAAGCCTCGGGCGTAGCCTGCTGCGCTCCAGCCAACTTGGGGAACATTCGGGCGCACCCTCTTCAATGCCCATTGCGTGATTGGCGAGGGAATCCGAGCCAATCCACGCTCGTCCCAGCGGATGCTATTGCGCTTGTTTGCAGTGGAACGTGCCAGTTGCTGGGCTGTCTTGAGGAGGTATTCGGCCTGTGAATGGGCCATGTTGCCTCGGGTGGCTGCCACATTTCTTTGTTGTGAAGCCTCGGCTTCGCCGAGGCGAGCAACCCAGCGTTCCAGTCCGGTTTTGTCGCTTGTTTCCTTCAGGATGTGTGTAACACTATGGTAAATGTTGTTATTGATGTCCCGATAGACCCGGAAGGGGCCAGAGTTGTCTTGTTCCAGTCTCCATTTACGCAGTGATGCCAGTGTGTCTTGCGTATTGGAGGCCATTTGAATAGTTTTTCCCATACTGATAGTACCACTAAAAAAG